GGTCGGCCACAAGTTCAACCTTGGAAGGGTATACTCACCGGAAATCCGCAAAAAAATGAGCGAAGGGCAAAAAAGAGCCTATCAAGAAGGGCGAAAACCATCCTTTGAGGGACGAAATCACAGCCCAATGACCAAGCAATTGTTGTCGAATAAACTGAAGGGCAGACAGTTTTCAGAAGAGACTAGAGAGAAAATGCGGAAAGCCCGTTTAGGGAAAACGCTTCCAGAAGATGTAAAAGAGAAGATTAGGGAAAAGTGTTCAGGCAAAAACAATAAAATGTACGGTCTCAGGGGGGATGCTCACCCTGCCTATGGACTAACCGGAGCAAAGAATGCCATGTCAAGGCCAATCAGGTGCGTAGAAACTGGCGAAATCTTCCAATCAGTCAGTTTGGCCGCCAAACACCTGCGAGAAAACGGCCACCCCAAGGCCGCGCATCAACCTATTTCCTCCGTCGCTGGCAAACCCAATCGAACAGCTTACGGCTATAAGTGGGAGTTTGTCAGTGATTGAAATTGAGGACATGCCCGATCTTGCGCTTTCGTATGACGAATGGCGCACCAGAAAGGTAGCAGCCGAGGCGCAGGTCGCCGAACTGGAGCTTGCCCGTATTCAAGGCACTCTTTGCCTTACGGAAGACGTTACCAAGGCGTGGGAAACAGTGCTTCATGCCTGCAAGGCGAAGTTCCTCGCTATGCCAACCAAAACCGCCCCGCTGCTGGCGAATGAAATTGACGTAGCGGCGATCCAGATCATTCTGGAGGAACAGGTCAAGGAAGCTCTCAGTGAACTCTCAAATTATCAGCCCGCAATTGATCCAGTCAACACGGGCGCATCTTCTGGCGAACCTGTCGATAGCGATGAAGCAGTTGACCCCGCCCCCGCGCCTAAGCGTAGCCGAATGGGCCGACCAAAAAAGACGGCTAGACTCGCAAAGTAGCGCCGAGCCGGGGCGCTGGATCACTGCCCGTGCTGAATATCAGCGTGGTGTCATGGATGCCTGCTCCGATCCTTCGGTGCGTGAGGTGGTGTTCATGTGCGCGGCGCAATTGGGCAAAAGCGAGTGCCTGAACAATACAATCGGGTATTATATGGACTATGATCCTTGCCCGATCCTGCTGATGCAGCCGACGCTCGATCTTGCGATGGCATACTCGAAAGACCGCATTACCGCTGGTCTGCTCAAATCCACTCCTGCGCTGCGGGAGAAGGTCAAAGATAGTAAGGTGAAAGACAGTGGTAATACGCATTTGCACAAGGTATTTCCTGGTGGCGCTTTGTCTCTTGTTGGGGCTAACAGTCCATCTTCCCTTGCTTCTCGTCCGATCCGCGTCGTCCTGTGTGACGAGGTGGACAGATACCCTCTTAGTGCGGGTGAGGAAGGTGATCCTGTATCTCTCGCAAAGCGCCGCGCAGCAACTTTCTGGAACAGGAAAATTATCCTAGTTTCCACCCCAACCAATCGGGGTGCCAGCCGGATTGAGTCGGCGTATGAGGAGTCGGACAAGCGGAAATATCTAGTTCCGTGCCATGACTGCGGACATGAGCAGGAATTGGCTTGGGCCAACGTGATCTGGCACGACAATAACCCCAAGACCGCTAGTTATGTTTGCCCTGAGTGTGGCTCAACATGGGGCGATGGGGAAAGGCGCAGGGCTATCTCTAGGGGAAGGTGGCAGGCCACCCGCCCCTTCAACGGCGTGGCGGGATTCCACCTGAGTGCGCTCTACTCGCCCTGGGTCGTTCTGGCCGATGCCGTGGAGGAGTTCCTCGCGGCGAAGAAAGATCCGATGCGGCTGAAGACCTTCGTCAACACGTTTCTGGGCGAAACGTGGGAAGATCAGGGCGAGGGTGTCGATGATGTGGAACTTGCTCAACGCCGCGAGGATTATGAAGGTGTGCCTGATGAGGTCGCGCTGCTGACGGCTGGCGTGGACGTTCAGGATGACCGGCTGGAGGTCGAGATTGTCGGATGGGGCGCTGGCGAGGAAAGCTGGTGCGTCGATTATCGGGTTCTGCATGGCGATCCATCGTCACCACAATTGTGGAAGCAGTTGGACGAGGTGCTACTTCAGACCTTCGACCATCCGATTGGTGGCCCGATGATCATCCGCTCAACTTGCGTGGACTCTGGCGGTCACCACACGCGGGCGGTCTACAATTATGCGAAGACGCGGGCTGGACACCGAGTGTTCGCGATCAAGGGTATCGGCGGTGAGGGCAAGCCGATTGTCGGTCGTCCCAGCAAGAACAATATCGGCAAGATCCCGCTCTATCCCGTGGGGGTCGATACGGCGAAAGAACTGTTCTATGCGCGTTTGCGCCAGCCCGAGCCTGGGCCGGGGTATTGCCACTTCCATACGCGGCTTGACGAGGAACATTTCCGCCAGTTGACCGCTGAGAAGCAAGTGATCCGCTACCATAAGGGCTATCCCAAGCGGGGCTGGATCAAGACACGGACGAGAAACGAGGCCCTTGACGTTAGGGTTTATGCGATGGCGGCGTTGGCGATCCTGAACGTCAACATGGACAGCATTGCGAAAAAGTATTTTTCTGCTATAGAACGGGATGAAGATTTATCCGTCTCCAAGGAGGAGGCACATCCGCTGGTCAATGCTCGAGCAAAGTCGCGGCGCAAGGGTGGGTTCGTGAATAATTGGCGGTGATGGATGGCTAACCTTTTTGATCCTGCGAATGCGCCCGAGGGCGAACCCGAGACCATTGTGGTCGGCGACTTCATCCAGTGGAAGCGCAGCGATCTGGTCGAAGACTATCCGGTAGCAACTCACTCTGCCACCCTTGTCGCCCGCATTACGGGTGGTGGCGCTAACGAAATCCAGATCAACGCGACTGAGAGCGATCCCAGTTATTATCTTTTCACGGCGACAAGTGCGACTTCATCCAGCTTCAGCCCTGGGCATTACCACTGGCAACTTGAGGTAACCCAGACTTCTAGCGGCAACCGGATTGTCGTCGCAACAGGCATGTTCGAGATTTTGCCTGATCTCGATGTTAACAACAGCGACCGGCGCACCCATGCAGAGATCATGCTGGCGAAGATCCAGACGATCCTTGAGGGCCGCGCTGACAGCGATGTGTCGTCCTACTCAATTCAGGGCCGCTCGCTGGCAAAGATGTCGATCTCCGATCTGCTGTCGTGGCGAGATTACTATCGCCGCGAAGTTTTGAAGGAAAAGCGCGATTCTGACATCCAGAACGGGCGCAAAACCACTTCAACTGTGAAAGTCCGGTTTCTATGAGCATCTGGCGAGAAATCCTCGGCCTGCCGGTGAAGGTTCCGGGCAAGGGCTTCCAGCGGCGTAGCTATCAGGCGGCGAACACTGGCCGTCTGTTCGCGGACTTCACCTCGTCGAACCGCAGCGCCGACAGCGAGCTTCGCACCGACCTTGTGCTGATGCGCAATCGGTCGCGTGAGCTTGCGCGCAATGATGTCTATGTGAAGCGTTACCTGAACCTGATGAAGACCAATGTCGTCGGGGACAAGGGCATGACGCTTCAGGTCAAGGCTCGCAACGACAACGGGTCGATGGATGTTATCGGCAACAGCATCATCGAGAACGCTTGGGCGCAGTTCAGCCTGCGCGGCAACTGCACGGCGGACGGTAAGCGTTCGTGGGTGGATCTCCAGAAGTATGTGATCGAGGCCACCGCCCGTGACGGCGAGGCATTCATCCAGATCGTGCGCAACCGGCGCTTTCCCCACGGGATCGCGTTCCATCCGGTCGAAGCTGACCTGATCGACGAGAAGAAGAACGAGATCGCCAAGAACGGCAATCGCATCCGCATGGGTGTTGAAGTCGATGAGTTCGACCGGCCTGTGGCTTATTGGGTGAAGACCAATCACCCCGGTGATTACGATATGTCGAGCATCCGCAGCGCGGTGACGAAGCGGATTCCGGCTGAGAACATGATCCATGTGTTCGAGTCGATCCGCGCTGGTCAGACCCGTGGTGAGCCGTGGATGGCACCGGCTATTGCGCAGTTGAAGATGCTTAACGCGCACCGTGAGGCTGAACTGGTCGCCAGCCGCATGGCCGCGTCGAAGATGGGTTTCTTCACCAGTGAAACCGGCGACGAGGTGCCTGCGGACGATTACGACGGCAGGGTTCCGATCATCGATGCGGAGCCGGGTGCGTTCCACCAGCTTCCGGCTGGGGTGGACTTCAAGCCGTTCGACATGAACCATCCGGCGACTGCCTTTGCCGATTTCGAGAAGGGCATTCTGCGTGGCTTGGCTTCGGGTCTGGGCGTGTCTTATGCCTCGCTGTCGAACGATCTGGAAGGCACTTCCTATAGCTCGATCCGACAAGGCGCACTGGAAGAACGTGATGCCTACAAGGTCGTGCAGACGTTCCTGATGGAGCATTTCGTACTGCCTGCCTATGCAGCGTGGCTGCAACACGCGATGGAGTTCGGGGTTGTCCCGATCCCTGCGACCCGCTTCGACAAGTTCTTCACCGCGAGCGTTTTCCGCCCCCGTGGCTGGCAGTGGGTCGATCCGCAGCGTGAGATCAATGCCGCTGTCACTGCGATGCACAACGGCATCATGTCGATGCAGGATGTGTCCAACCAGTATGGCCGCGACATTGAGGAAACCTTCTCGCAGATTCAGCGCGATCAGGAACTGGCCGATAGCCTTGGCCTGAAGCTGGCATTCCAGCCGTTCGGCGGAAACGAAGCCGAGAAGGGCGCGATCATCGAGGATACCTCAGATGAGTGATTACAAGCCCACCGAAGCCATGATCGAAGAGGCCCAGCGAGGTCTCGATTGGCGGCGTGAGTTCGGTCGCGGCGGCACCGAGGTCGGCATTGCCCGTGCGCGGGACATCGTGAACGGCAGGAACCTGTCGGAAGACACGGTCAAGCGCATGTTCAGTTTCTTCAGCCGACATGAGATCGACTCTCAGGCGGAGGGCTTCCGCCCAGGCGAAAATGGCTATCCATCGAACGGACGGATTGCCTGGGCCTTGTGGGGTGGTGACGCGGGCTTCGCGTGGAGCCGTGATAAGGTGGAGATGATGGAAAATGATCGAGCTGCACCGGACGCGCTGAGCGTCGGCGATTTCGTTTCATGGAACTCGTCCGGTGGCCGTGCGCGGGGCCGGATCGAGCGGATCGTGCGCGAGGGGGCGCTGGAAGTTCCTGAAACCGACTTCACGCTGAACGCGACCGAGGAAGATCCTGCCGCCCTGATCCGGCTGTTCCGCAATGGCGAGGCGACCGACATTATGGTCGGCCATCGCTTCTCGACTCTGACCAAGATCGCGGAGATCCGTTCCTATGATGACTATAGACCGTATCCTAATGAGCATGCTGCACGACTTGCTGATCCTGACCAGTTTGACGGCTTTAGGCGCGATAATGATGCTGGCGGGGATGGTATTGATTTCATTTATGGTCTTATGGACGATGGGCCTTCTCGCCTACAGTCTATTCGATTTGCTGCTGACGCTTATACTGCCGCCGAAGCGCGGGCGTGGTTGAGTGAGCGTGATTTTGATGTTATTGAGTTTGAAGAAGCAACTGAAGGACGGGAAGTGACCCAAGAAGTTGAGCCTGTCGTGGGCGAAGAAGTGGCGGATCGCTTGGACACAAGCGAGCTTGCGCATCGCGCCTATGACATGGAAGCCAAGGTCATCGACGAAGAAAAGCGCACCGCGCACATCGCGGTGTCGTCCGAGCTTCCTGTCGAACGCTCCTTCGGCAAGGAAGTGCTGATGCACGAAGCTGGCGCGATTGACCTGGCCTTCCTCGCCTCGGGTCGTGCGCCGTTGCTGCTCGATCATGATATGGAACGCCAGATCGGCGTTATTGAATCCGTGAGCCTCACTGAAGATCGCAAGCTCCGAGCCAAAGTCCGGTTCGGTCGCTCTGCGTTGGCGCAGGAGGTCTTTCAGGATGTTGTCGATGGGATCCGCTCGAACATCTCGGTCGGCTACCGCGTCAACAAAATGGAGCGCGACGACAAACAGCGCGATGTGTATCGCGTCAAGTCGTGGTCTCCCTTGGAAGTATCCGTCGTTTCGATCCCTGCCGACCCGTCAGTCGGTGTGGGCCGTAGCGCGGCTGCTCTCGAACCCAAACCTACCGTTGAACCATCCATCAGAAAGGAAGCCATCATGGCTGACGAAGTGAATCTGGATGCGGTTCGGGCCGAAGCTGCTGAAGCTGCTGCCCGCAATGCCGCCTCCATCATCGACCTCGGTGTGCGTCACAACAAGCGTGACCTCGCCGATGCTGCAATCAAGTCGGGCAAGAGCCTCGAACAGTTCCGTGGCGAACTGCTCGAAGTGATCGGCAACGACAAGCCGCTCGACAACATGGACATTGGCCTGAGCCGCAAGGAGCGTAAGGAGTTCCGTCTCGTTCGCGCCATCGCTGCCCTCGCCAACCCGAACGACCGTCGCCTCCGCGAAGCGGCTGCGTTCGAGTTCGCTGCGTCGGAAGCTGCTGCCCAGCGTTATGGCCGTTCGGCTCAGGGCATCATGATCCCGACCGACGTTCTCGGCACCTGGAAGCGTGACCTGAACACTTCGGACGACAACGAACTGGTCGCTACTGACCTGCTCGCTGGTGAGTTCGTGGACGCTCTGCGCAACGCTTCGTCGGTCATGCAGGCTGGCGCACGTATGCTCACCGGCCTGAGCGGCAACGTGGCGATCCCGACCAAGGCGACTGCCTCGGCTGGTGGCTGGATCAGCACCGAAGGTGGTGCGTCGAGCGAAAGCGAGCCGACCTTCGGCACGATCTCGCTGACCCCGAAGACCGTTGGTGCGTTCACTGACATGACCCGTCAGATGATCCTCCAATCGTCGCTGGACATCGAAGCCCTCGTCCGTGATGACCTGACCCAGGCGCTGGCTATCGCCATCGACAAGGGTGGTCTGGAAGGTACGGCTTCGAGCGGTCAGCCGCGTGGCATCCTGAACACCTCGGGCGTGAACACCGTCACGGCGTTTGCGGCTGCGGTTCCGACCTTCGCTGAAATGGTCTCGCTCGAAACGGCTGTGGCTGTGGACAACGCGCTGATGGGCAACCTTGCCTACATCACCGACGCTGCCACCGCTGGCGGTCTGAAGACCCGCTCGAAGGACACTGGCTCTGGCATGTTCGTTCTTGAGAACGGCGAAGCCAACGGCTATCCGGTCATCGTCTCGAATCAGGCGACTGCCGGTAACGTGTACTTCGGTAACTTCAGCGATCTGCTGATCGGGATGTTTGGCGGCCTCGACATCACTGTCGATCCGTATTCGTCCTCGAATACCGGCACCGTTCGCATCGTGGCGCTCCAGAGCGTCGATGTTGGTGTCCGTCACGCCGTGTCGTTCGCTTACGGTAACGACGGCGTTTAATGGGGGCGGGAGGGGCCAGTTGGGTGGCCCCTCCCATTCCTTTCAGGAGTAAGCCATGAAGTATAAATGTATTCGCGGCGTAGTGACCAGCAAAGGGCCGATTTACGCAGGCGATCTGGTAGATATTGAGGGCCATGAGGCCAAGGTTTTTCTGGCGCAGGGCAAGATCGTCCCGCACCATGAGGAAGAGATCCGCACGACTGCTGTTGAGGATGTGGTGACGCAGACTCCGCGTCGGGGACGGAAAACCATTCATGGCCGTTGAGACAGCCACTGAACTTGCTATTTTCTTCGATGTCGATGATTTCGGCACCGCAGCCACCTACACGCCTGTAGGTGGTCAAGCCGTTACTGTGAACGGCATCTTCGACAATCCGCAGGCCAGCCGCAACGCGACCGATCTGCTGGACATCACCATCCCGGCTCCGCAGTTCGTTTGTCGCACCAGCGATGTGGCGAGCGCAGCCGAGGGCGACAGCCTGGTGGTCAACTCTGTTTCTTACATCGTGCGGGTCGTCCTGACCGATGGCACGGGGGTCTCGACACTTCTGCTTGAGAGGGCGTAATGGCCCATCTCAGAAAGCAGATCAGGGATTATGCAGCGATCCTCCTGTCGGGATATATCTACAACAGGTTTGGCATCGTACTGCTTGATCGCAGCAACAATAAAATCCAACCAGCCGATGAAATCGTACCAAATGGTTCGATTTACAAATCTAGGCACTACGCACTGGACGATGCGAAGTTGCCCGCGATCTGCGTGTACACGGAAAGCGCAAGCAGCGCGCTTGTGACCATTGGCGAGCGGGTGCTAGAGCATACGTTGGAATTGCGCGTGGATGTTATCGACAAGGGCGCAAGCGGTTCGATCTTCGAGAATGCAGAGCAGTTTGCGGCTGAAATAGTGGATGCGATACTTTCGGACGAAAGTATGGGCGGGCTGGTTAAGGACACCACGCTGATCAGCATGGACACTGATGTCAGCACTCAGGGCGAGCGGGCCATAGGAATGAGTGAGCTGCGGTTCGAGGTGATCTACCGCACCGCAATCAATAACTGCGAGGTCTCGGTCTGATGTCTCACATCCACCAGCAGATCAGGGACTATGTTGCAACCCAGTTGGGTGCGATTGGCATGTTCTCTGGGCGCGTTTACAAGATGCGCTCCTACGCCTTGGATGCGGAGAAGCTGCCTGCTATTGTGGTCTACACCAATACGCAGCAGTCCAATCCGATCACGATTGGGACGAAGACCGCTCGCGGCCAGCTTGAGTTGGCGGTGCAGATCCACATCAAGGGCGCTAGCAATACCATCTCTGATGATCTTGATGCCGCCTGTGTTTTGGTCGAGAATGTGATGGGCGGGATCTTCGACCTGAATGGCCTTGCCAAGTCATGTGTACTTTCTACCACCGAGATTAATGTGAACGTAGAAGGCGGTCAGTCAGTCGCTAGTGCGGCATTGGTTTATGCCGTCGAATATGTTACTTTGAGTGCTGATGTGGAGACCCCAGCATGAAGATGATCCGACTTTATAGCGGCGAGAGCAGCATACTTGCGCCAGAGACCGATTTGGAGTATCTGGAGAGTGCAGGCTGGTGCCGCGAGAAACCCAAAGCCAAGTCCGCGAAGGCTGGCAAAACTGAAGCGTCCTTGGAGACTGATTGATGGCTACTCATACTGGCAGCGAAGGCACCGTCCGCGTCGGCGCTAACGCTATTGCGGAAATCCGTTCTTACTCGCTTGAGGAGACCGCTGACACGGTCGAAGACACCTCGATGGGCGACACCTACCGCACCCACAAGACCACGCTGAAGAGCTTCAGCGGCTCGGTGGATGTGTTCTGGGATGAGGGCGACACTAACGGCCAGATTGCGCTCGCGGTTGGCTCGGAAGTGACCATCAACTTCTATCCCGAAGGTGCTACCACTGGCGACAAGTACTACACCGGCACCGCTATCGTGACCTCGAAGACCGTCACGGGTTCGTTCGATGGCATGGTGGAATCGACCATCAACGTTCAAGGTACTGGCGCGCTGACTTTCTCGACCGCAACTTAATCTTAGGAGATAGTGAATATGAATATTGCTGATCGCATCAGAGAGCGTGTCCAGCGTCGGAAGAGTATCATGGTGGATGAGTGGGGCGCGGAAGGCGAGCCTCTCGCTGTTTACTACGGCCCACTCGTCGCCCGTGAATTGAACCAGATTCAGCGCAAGCATCCTGGCTTCCTGTCCAATGCTGGCCTTGAAGGCATGGTCGATCTGATCATCATGAAGGCAGAGGACGGCGAGGGGAAGAAGTACTTCACGCTGGAAGACAAGCCTGTTCTCATGCGCGAGGAAGTCCATGTGATCTCGCGTGTGGCTGGTGAGATGCTTTCGTCGTCTGACGGCCCTGAGCAGGCGGGAAACGCCTAAAGGACGATCACTTCCTCTACAATCTGATTGCCCTTGCTGATCGCTTGGGCAAGACGATTGCCGAGATTGAGGAAATTACGCTCGATGAGTTCAACCTTTGGGTGGCCTACTTTCAACTAGAGGAAGAGCGGTCAAAGCCCAAAGGTTCGAAGCCTTGAGGGAAATAGGGAAAACCGTTATAGTGCCGCTGCGCACCAGCGCCATCTAGAAAAGGCATTGATCCCGTGGCCCAGCAGACCCTTGACTTCATCATTGCCAATCAGGTCACTGGGCAGAATGAAATTGCCAAGCTGATAAACAGCGTTGGCGCTCTCCAGAAAGCCACTGCCGATCTGAATGCTCGCACTGCCGAGCTTGAGCGGATGATGGGCGCTGGTGTCAAGGCGATTAAGGGCAAGACCAACGCACTAGACGAGCAATCCAAGGCTCTGCGCAATAGCCGTCAGGGGATGCAGCAGGTCGGGATGCAGGTGAACGATTTTGTCACCAGCGTCAGCACTGGCGCGAGCTTCACGCAGGCCTTTAACCAGCAGATCGGCCAAGTCGGCTACGCCATGTCCATGATGGGGGGGCGAGCCGGTGCTGTGGGGCGCTTCCTCGCTGGCCCGTGGAGCATCCTGATTGTCGGCGCATCAATGGTATTGGGCCAACTATTCAGTGCCATGTCTAAATCAGATGAACCGAGTGATAAGTTTGCAGGTGGTCTTGAGTCCGCCCGCGATGCCTTGTTTGAATACAAGAGGGAGATTGCGGGGACTCGCGATCAACTCATTTCTCTTTACGAAACTAAGCTCGCTGGGCTTCAGGCCGACTTCCAAGAGGCCAGCATCGAAGCCGGTAGATTCGGCAGAGAGGCTCAAGATGCCAACAAAATAATGAACGATGCCATCAGCCAGCCGCTTTGGAAAGTAGGTAGAGCCTGGTTGCAAGGATCACAGGCAGCGGAGGGCTACGCCAAAAAAACGGAAGAGGCGCGTGAAATAAACGCCAAGATGATCCGGCTTGAAACTACTCTTATACAGATGAAGAAGGGTTTCGCCCGTGAGGACGAGCGCGCATCTGCTCGCGGCGAAGCGGCGGCGACCAGGCTTGCTAAGCAGCAAGAGCGCGAGGCGGAGCGGCTTGAGTCCTTGACTGGCAAGGTCAAGGATTATGCGCTTCAATATTTGTCGGCCAGCAAAGAAATCGGCCAGACTGAGAAGAAGCTCTCAGACTTCAATAAACTGCTCATTGATATTTCCGAAATTGAGGGCGGCTCCGCTTTCCTCAAGGAATACGCGGCTGATATTGCCGCCATTAAAGCTGCCATCGAGCAAGAAGGCGCTCAGAAGGCGCTTGAGAAGCTCAACGGAGAAATTGACAAGTTGCTGGCGAAGGAACTCTCTCCTTTTGAGCAGAGGATTCGCGGCGTTATGGAAGCCCTAGGCGATGCCGAGCTAACGCAACTGCCGCTAAAGGATTATAACCGTATGCAGGAGGCTTTGGCCTCTGCCGCTGGGTCTTTCTTTGATGCAGCAGAAGAGGATCAGCGCAAGCTTCTGGCGCAGGCGATGGAAGTCGATGATTCCTTCAAGCAGGTCGAAATGTCACTGCTTGGGATCATTGCGCGCTCGAAGGAACTCGGACTTCCAATCGAGGGCTACATCCAACAGCTAGAGCGCATCAAGGCGATCAACCAAGAGATCGAGATCGTCGAGAAGAACAAGGAAATCCAGCGTTCTTACGAGGCGATTGGTCAAGCTGTGTCTGACGGCTTCAAGGGTATGATCACTGGCGCTCAGAGTTTCAGCGATGCGATGAAGAGCATCATCCAGTCCGTGATCGACGAACTCTTCCGCCTGTTCGTGGTGCAGCAGATTGTTGGTTTTGTCAGCAAGACGATAGGAAGCGCATTTGGTGGTATCGGCACTACTCCAGCGCCGACTAACCTTTTGCCTCCCGGTTACGCTACTGGCGGCTACCCTGCACCCGGCAAGCCAGCGATTGTTGGCGAGCGCGGCCCTGAATTGTTTATCCCGACCGGCTCTGGGAAGATCATCCCCAACCACCAACTGAGCGGTGGCGGTGGCGGCATGGTCATCAATGTGGACGCTCGCGGTGCGACCAGCCCAGAGATGGTGCGTCAGCAGGTGCAGCAGGGTATCCTTGAGGCCGCACCCAGCATCGTTGCTGCGGCTGAACAGCGCACGATCACGACCCTTCGTCGTCCCCGTCTTGCAGGTGCATTGTAATGGCTACGATTACGTTCCCCTCGAATCCTAAACCGGCTGGGATGCAATGGCGGCTGGTGATGCCAGCCCAGAACAATGTGTCCGGCTGGACGGGGCAGCGTCAGGTCATCGCATCCAATCGCGGCTGGTGGGAATGCAGTGTTGCACTCCCGCCGATTGTCGGTCGGGCCGCTGCGAGGCCATGGAAGTCGTTCATCGCCCAGGCTCGCGGGATGGCTAACGACTTTCAGGTGCCGGTCGATCCTACCCCGCAGTCGGCGCTTGCGAACACGGTGCTGGTGCAGGGCGCTGGGCAGACGGGCCGCAGCATCGTGACGGACGGGTGGCCGAACTCGACCACGGTTCTATCGGCTGGTGATTTTGTCACGATCAACAACCAGCTTCTGCAATTGACGGCCAACGTGACCAGCAATGGGTCTGGGGTGGCAACGCTGACTTTCGAACCGCCGATCCGGTCGGCCCCTGCGGACAATGCGCCGGTCGAATACAAGAACCCCTACGCTCTGATGTACTTCGTCGAGGAGCCGATGCAGAGTGTCGGTCTGGCTGATGTCTACACGATAGGGTTTGAACTGCGCGAGGCGTTCTAATGGTGGACGCTACCACACAGGCCGCACTCGAGGCACCGATCCTCCAATGGCGGATGCTGCTCTATGCAGACTTCCAAGGCGATGTGCTGCGGGCGACTTCCGGTATTTACGACAAGGTGATCTCCGGTTCTGGCGATGCGGAGCTTGATGGCACCTATCAGAGCCTCGACCACAACTTGATCGAGATTAGTCCGGTCAAGCACAACGAGAGCGGGTCTGACACGGTGACGGTGTCGCTGAACGGCATCTTGGCAGCGACTGAGTTCGTGCAGGATCGTTTTGATGTCGTGGCTCAAGAGCGTGACGGTGACCCGATCCGCGTCCGTGGTTCTTCGCTGTTGAACATCCTGGGCGATGTGACGCGGTGGCAGGGGCGCACGGCTCGCCTGTGGTTCTACATCGTGGACGATAACGAGAACCAGATCGGGTCAATCATCCCGTACTACACGGGCTACATGGATGACATCACCATTGCCGGTGCGCCGTCGAGCCAGCGGATCAGCCTGTCGATTGAGAATTACATCGTGACGCTCACGGGCGCGTCGAACAAGGGCTATCTTTCACAGAACCAATACGACAATGGCGACAACAGCGCAGCGGCCACCATTTCGGCAGCAAACGGCCTTGTCGGCGGTGTCATTAGCGGGGGCGCTGGTGGCGTTGGCGGAGGGGGTGGCGGGACTCCGCCTGGTAGAGAGTTGGAGGCTTACTGATGCGCCTGCCTGATTGGGAGGCGCGTCTAAGCGCCTACATTGCAGAGAAGCGTGGCGAGCCATTTGCGTGGGGGCAGAATGACTGCTGCACGTTCTCGGCTGGTGCGGTTGAGGCCATCACCGGCACAGATCCGATGCCTGAGTTTCGGGGCAAGTATGACACTGCGCTTGGCTCGGCCCGCGCGCTGGGCGGGAAGAAGCTGGAGGAGGTGCTGGACAGCAAGTTTGAGGAGACCCCTATCGGTTTCGCCCAGCGCGGGGATCTGGCGTTCTTTGACGGCTGCGTCGGGGTTGTGGCTGGTGACTACGGCTGGTTTGTGGCAGAAGACGGCTTGGAGCGCGTGAAGCGGCCCTTGTGGGATAAGGCTTGGAGGGTCGGTCGTGGGTAAGGTTGTTCGCGCCCTAACGATTGTCGCAGCGATTGCTGTAAACGTCATTCCGGGCGTTGGGCAGGTTCTGTCTGCGGCGATGATTTCAGGTATCACGATGGCGGGTATTGCCACTGGCCTGTCAATGGTCAGCGGCGCGCTGTTCGGCCCGAAGACCCCTAAATCTCAGCTTTCGCGCCTAAACATCTCGCTCGATCCTAACACCCCGCGCAAGGCGGTGATGGGGACAACTGCGTTTCCGCTTGATCTGCGGTATCACGAAGCGAGTGGGACGAATCAGGATTTCATCGACTATATCGTCTGTGTCGCGGCTCATAAGGTCGCCAGCATCGATGAAATCTGGTTTGAAGAAAAGCTGGCATGGTCGAGCGCCACGGGTGTGTCAGCGACCTATGCAGGCTATCTGACGGTTGCCACCCGCACCGAAGGCACGGCTGCAAACGCGATCACGATTAACGCAGGCACGGTCTGGGATGCCTCCTGCCGCCTGACCGGCTGTGCTTATGTCTATCTGCGCATCAAGCGCACCGGCAACACTAAGAGAACCGAAAGCCCCTTGGTGCAGGGCCTGCCGTCGCGCATTACGATCATTGGCGAGGGCGCACCGCTTTATGATCCTCGTCTCGACAGCACTGTGCCGGGAGGTAGTGGCTCGCACCGCGCTAATAACCAAGCCACTTGGGGGACATACGCAGGCGCGGATGATTACGACAACCCCGCGCTGCAACTGCTGTGGTTCCTGCTGGGCTGGAAGATCAACGGCAAACTGTCGATTGGCGCTGGTGTCCCGCCTGAGCGCATTGATCTTGAGTCGTTCATTACGGCGGCGAACATCTGCGACGAGGACATTACGCTCGCCACTGGCGGGACGCAGAAGCGTTACCGGACAAGCGGCACGGCCTCGGACGAGGATGACCGCATGGAGGCGATCAACACGTTCCTCGCCTGCATGAACGGGACGCTGCGGGATAACGGCGGGAAGCTGACCCTTGCGCTGTTGAAGAACGATCTGGCCGATCCGGTGCTTGATTTTACCGATGGCGACTTCCTCGGTGAGTTCGCTTGGGATCAGACCGGCGGGGGTCTATCGCAGGGCCATAACGTGATCCGTGGGCGCTATGTCGATCCGTCGAACAACAGCCTCTACCAGCTTGCGGAGTATCCCGAGGTCTCGCTGCCCTCGCCCGATGGCATCGAGCGCGTGATGACCTTCGATCTGCCGTTCGTGGAGGACGGTCGGCGGGCGCAGCGTCTCGCCAAGCAGGTCTTGCAGCGCCATCAGTTCCGTGGTCAGTTGACGGCTGAGTTCTCAGCCAAGGCACTTGGCTGTGATGTGGGCGACATCGTGCAGGTGAGCCTTGAGGCTCTGGGCTTCAATAATAAGCCCTTCCGCGTGATCTCGAAGGAGATCCGCCCTGACGGTCGTGTGCCGCTGTCTCTGCTGGAAGAAGATCAATTGATCTACCAGTGGGATCGGGACGACCGTGCGCCTGTCTCTGCCCGCACCCCTGTAATCTATGACCCGCTGCTGAACCTGATCACCCAGGGTGACGAGGCCGTGCAGGCGATTGCCGAGCAGGCGATTGCTGATGCGGCTGGTGCGCAAGCGACCGCCGACGAGAAGATCGTTACCTTCTATCAGGACGCGCCTCCGAGCGGTGGGTCGCTTGGCGATCTGTGGTTCGACACAAACGACGACAATAGGCTGTATCGACACAACGGCACCACATTCGTTGAGGCCCGCGATGGAGGTATCGCTCAGGCCATCAATGACGCGGCAGGCGCTCAAGCTACGGCTGACGGGAAGGTTACGACCTTCTATTCGGCCACCGCCCCGACTGCCGAGGGCGTAGGCGATCTGTGGTATGACACCGACGACAAGATTCTGTATCGCTGGAACGGCACCAACTGGTCGCAGAGCGTGTCGGACATTACGCAGGCCAATCAGATCACCTTCAGCGAGGTTGATCCGTTCACCATTCAGGCTGACAGCACTGGCACGACCACAACGACCTTGCCCGTCACACGCGGGATCAAGGTTTTTCGTGGCGGTGTCGAGCAAACAAGCGGCGTGACGCTTGGCACCGTGACGGCCACCGCTGGACTTACCGCGAGCGCATCTGTGTCCAGCGGCGCTGTTACCGTCAGCCTGAGCGTCGCGAACGCGGTCGGTTACATCACTGTGCCGATCATCTTTGCTGGCGTGACCTATCCGCGCTTGATCGTGGTCAACCGTGTCCTTGCTGCGCCGGTTGTTGGTGGCGCGGCTGGTTCCACTTCGTTCACTGATCAAACTTGGCTCAATATCGCTGGCACGACCTACGAGCAAGTGACCGATGGCGGGGCGCAGATTTTGTCCGACAGCAGCGGCAGGATCAGGCTTGCTGCGTCAGCTTCTTATGTGGGTTATGGCACGGCAGAAATCAAAACCCAATACTCGGCCAATAACAGCACTTGGACAGATGTGGCTAGTGCTACTGGCACTCTTGCGGATGATTCCGATCCTTTTGAGCCGCAGCCCGGTTTCGTGAGCGTGACGGCGACAACGGTCACAGGTCTGACGGCATCAACCAATTACTATGTTCGCGTTATCGCTAGAGCGCAGAATAGCGGGGATGCGTTTGACTGGTCGTCGCCATCATTTGCTGCGACACAGCCGTGATGTGGTATATGGAAATCAACTCCAAACTCGTGTAAAGGTGACTTATGGCTTTTATCTACGACCTGACCGACACTTGGAACGCGGGTGGCACCACCTTTAACGCGATCAAGATGAATGTGACCGACACGGCCTCTGCGGCTGCGTCGAAGCTCGTTACCCTGCAAGTGGGCGGGTCTGAGCGGTTTGGGGTGGACAAGACGGGGATTGCCTCGTTTGCGGGCGTGGTTCGTGGCCCTCTAGGTTCTGTCAGCGCGCCCGCCTTTAGCTTCACCGGCGACACCAACACCGGCATTTACTCGCCCGCCGCCGATACTCTTGCCTTCGTCGAGGGCGGTGTCGAGGCAATGCGCATCGACAGCAGCGGTCAGGTCGGTATCGGTGCGACCGCGTCTGCTGGCACTACCCTGCGCATCGGTAAGAACCTCACGGGTGCGGTTAATAGCATTGGCGTGTACAACAATCAGGCCGTCCAGTCGGATGTGACCGGCAACGCATCGTTGTTCGCCACATTCCCTTCGACCGCTGCTGCGGCCTTTACGCTGTCGAGCCTGTACCACTTCAACGCCGCTCAAGGCACCATTGGTGCGACCTCTGCGGTCACAACCCAAATTGGCTTTCTCGCCCAGTCCTCCCTGACCGGCGCTACGAACAACTACGGCTTCTATAGCGCAATCGCCTCGGGCACGGGTCGCTGGAACTTCTACGCCGCTGGTACTGCGGTCAACTACTTCGAAGGTAACGTCGGCATTGGGGTAACTGCACCCGTTGATAAACTTCAGGTCGAAGGTAACCTCTACTTCGGCACCTCGAGCCGCGTTGTGTACACCGCGGGCGCAGGCAACCTGACCTTACAGACCAACACGGGCGTCTTGGCGTTCAACACCGGTGGTTCGGTCGAACGCATGCGTATCACCAGCAGCGGGAATGTGGGGATTGGGACGACTGCGCCTAACGCCGCAGCGCGTCTTGATGTATCGTCCACCACCAGCGGCTTCTTGCCGCCCCGTATGACGACTGCGCAGCGCGACGCAATCGCTTCGCCGCCTAACGGGCTGATGCTTTACAACACCACTACCGACAAACTTCAAGTCCGAGCCGCCGGGTCTTGGGTTGACCTTCACTAAAGGAAGCTGAAATGACTATCACCTATAACTGGACTGTCGCCCAGCTTGACGCTCACCCGACCTATGAGAACCACACCGACGTAATCTTCACGGTTCACTGGCGCATGGACGGCGCGGATGGCGAGCATGCCGCTGGCGTTTACGGCTCGGTCGGCCTGACGCTCGATCCCGAAGCCACCTTCACCCCCTACGCCGATCTGACTGAAGCGCAGGTCGTCGGCTGGGTGAAGGATGCTCTTGGCGAAGAGCAGGTTGCCAGCTACGAAGAGAACGTGGCCGCGCAGATCGACGCTCTTGTTAATCCGCCGGTTGTCTCGCCCGCCCTGCCCTGGAGCGCGTGACCGTAAATCTCCAACGCTAATCGGTTGCCTTCGTCATGGATTATCAAGTTCTCTTTAACATCGTGTTCGGCATCGCTGGCGGGCTTGGCGGCTGGGTTCTGAACAACATGACGAAGGCAATTGAGCGTCTCGACAGGGACGTTCGTGATATGCCCAAGACCTATGTCGCCAAGGAAGATTGGCGAGCAGATATGCAGGCGCTCAAGGCCGACATGGACAAGGGCTTCGACAAGCTCGACAAGACGCTCGGCACGATCTTCAAGAAGCTGGACGGCAAAGAGGACAAAAGCTGATGCGGCACCTGTTCAGCCGTTTGCTTGAGGCAGGGCGGAACATGGACATCCGCAACAAGCCCGCGAAGCCCGATCCGATGATCGAGGTAGACAAGGCGCTGGCACAAGAGCCGCCGCGACCTGAATTGCCGCCTGTGACGCATCCTGATCGTTTCGCCGCTTGCCTCAAGATTGTTCTGAAGCACGAGGGCGGCTATGTGAACCATCGGAAAGACCCCGGCGGTCGCACGAACCTCGGCGTGACGCAGCGCGTTTGGGAGGCATGGACTGGAAAGTCTGCGACCGAGCAGGAAATGCGCTCGCTGACCGTTGACATGGTGGCACCGCTTTATCGTCAAAAATACTGGGACAAGGTGCGCGGGCGGGATCTTGCGCCGGGTCTTGATCTGCATGTGTTCGACTTCGGCGTGAACGCGGGGCCTGCGCGGGCTGTCCGCTATCTGCAAATGATGGTTGGCGCTAATCCTGACGGCAAGATTGGGCCTGCCACTATGCGGGCGCTGTCCAACTATATCGACCTTTACGGCACGGCCAAGGCTATCACCCGCTATGGCGAATTGCGCGAGCAATACTACCGCCAGCTTAAGACGTTCGGGACGTTCGGCAAGGGATGGCTGCGCCGCAATCGTGAAGTGACCGCAGCCGCGTTGGTGATGAAATGACGGCCATCCGCTACCTCAAGGCTCGCCTGAAAGAGCGCAGCTCGTGGGTCGCCATCGTCGGCGCGATTACGGTGGCCTCTGCCCTTAGCTGGCCCTGGGACGTTGCTGCTGCGGCTGCTGGCGTGATTGGGGTGCTGGTGCCAGAGGGCCACGACGATGTTTAGCGCGGGCTTGCTGTTTGCCCGCATTTCAGGGCTGCTGAAGCGCGTTCCGTGGTTTGTGTGGGCCGCACTGGCCCTGATCGTCGCCGTGCTATTCTACGGCCATCACAGGGAGGCTCAGGGCTATGCCAAGGCCGAAGCCTACTGGAAGGCCGAGATCGACGCGATGGAAGCCCAGCGTCAAGCGGCGCTTGACAGTGAGGAAGCCGCCCTGCGCCAGCTAGCAAAGGACACTGACCGCAATGTTGCCCAAGAACGTGAAGCTAATCGTCCTGCTGTCGAGTCTTTCATTGCTCGCGGCGGGCTGCGCCAAGCCTGCCCCCGTGATCGTGGCACCGCAGGTGGAAGCACCGGAAGTGGCCCGTCCGTGCGTGAAGCGCCCGTCGTGGATGCAGCCGAGCAAGTGCAAGTCGTCGGAGTGACCGCTGAGGACGTTCGCATCTGCACCGATAACACCCTAAAAGCCGAGGCGATGCGTGATTTCATCCTCGGTTTGGAGGCGAAATAGCAGCACCTTTCGCCAAGTATTTGTTTGTGCTATGCAGCCCCAACTGAAACGGCGAGGGGCCGCGCAGTGCTAGATGCAAAAATACTATTTCTCGACATCGAGACTAGTCTCATGTTGGTCTACACCTTCGGGATTAGAGACCAGCACATCACCATCAACCAGATCGCGGATGACCGAAGCGGACGGCTGATCCATTGCGTCGGCATGAAGTGGCTCCGCCAACCCGTGCAGGTTCTTTCCGAATGGGAGCACGGCTATGAGGGCATGATGCGGGGTGTCTATGATGCCCTGCTAGAAGCCGATGCAGTCGTGACCTATAACGGGGCCAGTTTTGACATCCCCAAGATCAACGGGCAGTTCCTGCTGCTGGGGATGGAGCCGCCCCCGCCCCCGACGCAGATTGACTTGTTCAAGACCGCCCGCAAGATGGGTTACCCGTCTGGCAAGCTGGATTACCTGTCCCAGAAGCTGGGTATCGGCCAGAAGGTCAAGCACGACGGGTTCAAGCTATGGGTAGACGTATTCAACGGATGCCCGAAGGCTCAAGCCAAGATGGCGCAGTATTGCGCGGGTGATGTGAAGCTGACCGAGAAGGTCTATCTGAAACTGCGGCCCCACATTGCCAATCATCCCCATTTGGCTGAGACAAAGAAGGATCAATGCGGGGCCTGCGGCTCTAGTCGTTTGCAGTCTCGCGGGCTGTATCGCACAAGGGCGATCATCTATCAGCGGTATCACTGCCAAGGCTGTGGCGCGTGGTCTAAAAGATATCTTGAGAAGGCGACTTAGCCACCACGCCGCTTGATCTCGCGGTCGATGTAGAAACGCGCCTTGCGCAAGTCCTCGACCGCATCGTGCTTCAGGTCGCAACGCCAAATATATTTGAGCGCATTTCCCAGGTTGAAGCCCATGTGTTCGGTAATCTCGATGCACTCGATGCCGCTTGGGTGGCTGGTGTAGTGCCTCGGATGGCTCACCGGATCAGACACGCTCCTTGTTCCTTTCCTTGCGCTCGGCCCAAGTCAGGCCATCTGCACCACGCAGGGGCCAGACATGATCCGCGCTGGTGCGGCGCGTCGGATCGGGACGATGGGCGATAATAAACTTCGGTCTGTTCATTTATATTCTCCTCTTTCAATCATCATGGCGACCTGACGCATCCCGTGCGCCTTGAGCCAAGTGGTGATGCGAGCAACCTCGTCCGCCACTGTGCGTTCCGTCTCGATCCGGCGGGCGGCGTTGGCTGCGTCAAGGACGTTCTCAAACCACAGCACTTCGCTCTTGAGGTCTTTCACCCAATACTTCTCGTCTTTCTCTGACCAGTTGACCTGTGCCATCAGTCGTTCTCCATCAGCCGCTCATCCACAGCGCATTTGTTTAGTATCCGGCAGAGAGATTCGGCCTCGCCGCCGTTCACAAGGTGAAAGCCGTAACCGAACCGGCGCTCGCCCTTCTGACGCACACACCACATGTCGTAGTAGCTTGCGTCTCTAAAGCACTCCCATTCCATCAATCGTTCTCCCACACGATCTTCCCGCCGCGCTTCTCGATGGCTGTGAGGAACTCTTCGCTGGCGGTTTTAGACCAGCCAAAGCCCATCTCGTTCATGACCTCAACCAGCGGATCGGGCTTGGCGATGATAAGGCCAACAATCGGGTGGCATGGCCCATCTGGCGGAACGTAACCGACATAGTTAGCCACCAGATCACTCACCTCCTGCCGGAAGGCTTCGTGCTGCTCGATGGCGCGGCAGAGGGCTTGGTAAAGTGGGTTTTTTGTGCGTTTTAGATACGCGCCACCCAACCCGCACTCATTCAACAGCGCCAGCGCCTTCTTCTCGATGTCGGTCATTTCCTCATCTCCTCTTAGCGGGGCTTGCCAGCAGCTTCCCACGAAGCAACTGCGTCAAGCCAGTCCTCGGCCTCGTCGATTTGGTTGCGGCACTGTTCGCACTCTGCCTCAATTTCAGCGTCA